TTTTTCTAACTTATAAACTTTCCCAACTACTGTTGTTCCTTTTGGATTTAATTCACTATATGTACCTTTTGTTTCAACAGATATTGGAGCAACACAAATTGTAACAGCTTCATTTAAATCAAATCAAAGTTCATCAGTAGCAGACTTTGACCAAAATACATTTTATGGGTTTGATTTTAGTAATCTTAATAACAGACAATACTTATCACCAATCCCATCAACTGCCGCAGTAGGTAGTAATGTAACAATGTCATTGGAAAATATGTTAGGTTCTGACGGAGCTACAGCAGTAGCAACAACTTATGCAGACCAAACAGAATTGATAACACTTTCTAATTCAGCAATAGAACAAAGAAAGTTCTCAGTTCCTTTCCAATGGGGCTTTGATGGACAAAATCCAGCAACTCATTATGCTGTCGGAACAGACATAGCAGGTTCAAACACACAAGGATTTAACTTAAACACTTCAGCAGATAGTGGTTCAATAGTTTATAAGAGAGCTATTAACGCAGTAAGTAATCCTGACGAGTTTGATATTAATATGATGGTATTACCTGGTGTAATTCACGGAACTCACTCAACAGTAACTAATCACGCAATCAATAAAGTAGAAGATAGAGCGGATACTTTCCTTATCCTTGACGCTGCTAAGTATGGTGATTCAGTAGATACTGTAACAAGTAATGTAAGTTCATTGGATTCAAACTTTACAGCAACTTATTACCCGTGGGTAAAAGTTCTTGACGAAAATACTAACAGACCAACTTGGGTGCCACCTTCAGTTGTTTTACCTGGTGTCATTGCATTTAATGACGAGGTAGCTTTTGAATGGTTCGCTCCAGCAGGTCTAAATCGTGGTGGTTTAGCAGATGTTGTTGAAGCACAAACAAGACTAACTCATAGTGAAAGAGATAAGTTGTATGAAAATAGAGTTAACCCAATCGCTACTTTCCCTGGACAGGGTGTGGTAGTGTTTGGTCAAAAAACTCTTCAAGGAAAACCAAGTGCATTAGACAGAGTAAATGTAAGAAGATTGTTAATCGCGTTAAAGAAATTTATCGCATCAACTTCTCGTTTCTTAGTATTTGAACAGAACACAACAGCAACAAGAAATCGTTTCTTAAATGTTGTTAATCCTTTCTTAGAGGATGTTCAGTCAAATAGTGGTTTAAGTGCATTTAGAGTGGTTATGGATGATACAAATAACACTCCTGACGAAATCGACAGAAATCGTCTAATAGGACAGATATTTATTCAACCAACAAGAACAGCAGAGTTTATCGTATTAGACTTTGTAGTTCAACCAACAGGTGCAACATTCCCTGAATAATAGTTAACAAACTGAAGAAAACCCCACTTTTTAGTGGGGTTTTTTTTATTATAAAAACTTTCAAAAAACTTTCAAAACATAATCAAATATATTTAATCATTTTTTTCATTTCGTTATATTTATTATTGAATATAAAACACGGAGAAATTTATAATGGCTGAACTATTAGACCCATCAGAAATTATGTTTACACCTTTTGAACCTAAGACACAAAATAGGTTCATTATGTATATCGAAGGTATACCAGCCTTCACAATCAAAGCAATGAATAGACCTTCTATTCAGTTTGATGAAGTTGTCTTAGAACACATTAATGTTAAAAGATATGTGAAAGGTAAAGGTGCTTGGCAACCATTAGAAATTACTTTGTATGACCCAGTAGTTCCATCAGCCGCTCAAGGAGTGATGGAGTGGATTAGAGAACATCACGAATCAGTAACAGGTCGTCAAGGTTATTCTGACTTCTACAAAAAAGATATTACTTTTAATTTATTAGGACCAGTCGGAGACATTGTTGAAGAGTGGACTTTAAAAGGAACTTACATTGAAGCAGCTAACTTCGGAACATTGGATTATGCAACATCAGACCCAGTTGAAATTGCATTAACTCTAAAATATGATTATGCAATTCTACAATTCTAAGGAGAAAAAAAATGGGATTTAGTGAAATATTTAAAGATAAAAATGAATACAATGAAAAATCAATAATTGGTTTTATGTCTTTCGCAGTAATGACATTAACTAGTTTAGTTGATATGATTACTGGTGCTTTTGGAAGTGAATTAGTAATTCAAGAATTCATTTACAATTCATTTGTTATTATCACATTAGGTTGTTTCGGTATCGCAGGTGCTGAAAAAATCTTTGGTGGTAAAAAATAATATAGTTATTTAAAAGGTTTTAAACAAAGGAGTAAAAATGACACAAAATAACTTTCCTACGGAGTTTATAGAACTGCCGTCTAAAGGACATTTCTACCCAGAAGACAATCCTTTGTCAAGTGGTAAAGTAGAAATGAAGTATATGACTGCAAAAGAAGAAGACATCTTAACATCAGTTAATTTAATTCAACAAGGTATAGTGTTGGATAAATTATTAGAAACACTAGTAGTTGATAAAACTATTAAATTAGAAGATATGTTAATTGGTGATAAAAATGCACTACTCGTTGGAGCAAGAATATTAGCTTATGGTAAAAACTATGAGTTTAATTATACAGATAGTCTTGGTGAAAAAGTTAAAGGTAAAATTGATTTAACCAAATTAAAAGAAACAGAGATAGATTTATCTGAAGTTGAAAAAGGACAAAATATTTTTAACTTTACTTTACCTAAAACAGAAAGACAAATTACATTTAAATTACCAACCGTAAATTTAGAAAAACAAATTTCAACCGAAGTAGAAGCATTGAAAAAAGTTTACAAAGATGTAGAACCAGATTTTTCTACTCGTTTAAAATATGTAATTGTTTCAGTTGACGGAAATCAAGATAGAAAATTTATTAATAACTTTGTAGATAATGAATTTTTATCAATTGACTCTTTAGCTTTTAGGGAACACTTAAAAACAATTACACCAGATATTGATTTTAAAACAGAAGTTAAAAATAGTCAAGGTGGAAAGGAGACAGCGACGGTACCTATTACCGTTGGGTTTTTTTGGCCTGAGTCCCGAGTATAAACGAGATATTCACGAACAAATTTTTCAAATAATCTTTTATTCAAAAGGTGGATTTACTTTTTCAGAAATCTATAATTTACCCGTTTATCTAAGACAATTTTACTTTAAACGATTGGTAAAAGAATATCAAGAAGAACAAAAGGCATACGAAAAAGCCAAATCAAGTTATAGTTCAAATCCTAACACAAAAACCTAACTTCTTTATATTTATTACTGAATAACAATAAGGATTTCTATGGCAAAATACAAAAAAATAACAGAAGGTATAGTTGATAATCTTATCGGTAGTATTTTTAGAACAATCGGTAGAGGTGTAGAATCAGTAGCACTAAAACAATTATCAAAAAAAGACCCTGAGTTTAAAAAGAAAATTAAAAAAGCAGAAAAAGCCAAAGATGACTTAGAGAGTTATTTAAGAAGTAGAGGTATTCCAGAACTATCAAAAGCTGAAAAAAGAGCTGCTGCTAGAGGCGACTACTTTAAATAAATTCATTTAATTTAAACCAATACAAAAATAAAAAAAATGGCTGAAAATACATCATCACATCAAGAGGCTTTAGATATAGCCGAAAAACTTCATAAAATCGCTAAAGAAAGAAATGAAGAACTAAAAAAAACAGGAGCATTTACAGATTATATCTCTGGTGGAGTTAAAAAGCAACAAATTATACAATCAGTTATAAATAAAGATGGTACGGTAAGAAACGGAATCGATAAACGAGGTTTAGAACTTGCAGAAAAACAATTAGAAACGGTAACAGATATATCAGATGAAGTTCAAAGATTAGCTCCTGGAATGTTTGATTTTGTTCAAGGAATTGAAGAAGGTGTTAGAAATTTTACAAAATTCGTAGGTAAAGTTGGTTTTGTTGTAGCCGCTTTCGCAACACTCGTAAGTCTTGGTATAAAATTTGCACAAGCAATAAACGAAGTAAGAAAAGAATTTGGATTAACCGCTGTGGAAGCCGCTAAAGTAGCCGGTTCCATTAAATTAGCAGAATTTCGAGCAAAAAGATTTTTATTAGATAGTGACCAAATTGAAGCTTCTTACAAAGCACTAGCCGATACTTTTGGTGTATTAAATCACGAAGTAGTTCAATTTTCAGTTGATGTTGCAAGAGTAGCAAGAAATTCTGGTTTAACAGCAGAAAGCACCGCAGAACTACTAGCGTCAATAACAGCTGCAACAGGACAATCAAAAGATTTAGCACTTAATTCAATCAACACACTTACATCATTTGCTAGACTAGAAGGTGTAGCACCTAGTCAAGTGTTTAAAGATTTAGCTACTAATGCTGATGTATTTGCATCATTTATCGGTAGAGGAGAACAAAATTTAATTAAAGCCGCTGCCGCAGCAAGAAAAGTTGGTTTAGAGTTTGGTAGTATTGTTAGTTTTGGTGATGAATTATTAAACATCACGGACAGACTTGAAAAAGAACAAACTTTATCCATTATCACTGGTAGACAAATAAGATTAGATAGAGTTGCAATTTTAACTTCACAAGGTCGAATAGCAGAAGCACAAAGAGAATTAGCAACTCAATTACGAGCAGTTCAAGGATTGACAGCTCAACAAATCAGATTCGCCGCTCAACAAGTCGGTATGGATGTAAATGCATTACTAAAATTAGTGCAATTAGGTGAATCATCATTACGAGAACAAAAGAAATTTAATATGAACCAAATGAATTAATTATGGCATTAGTAGACTTAAAATCAAACTTAAATCAGTTCAAAGGTAAATTTACACCTGATAAACCTTATGAAAAATCCGGTAGAGAAATCAATGAATTACAATCTACGGTTTCTTCTGAAGGTAAATCAAGTTTATTGGATAATGTTGATACAACAACCGGAACTTTTATCAAAGGATTGAAAAAATTTGGAATCGTTAGTATTCCATTGGAAAGTAATTATGAAAATTCTATTAAACAAAGTTCTATATTTTATGCAAATCCAGTAGCCTCAGCCCTTACTGATGTTGCAACAGGATTTGAAACCATTAGAAAAGCCGTTAAAAATTTTGACAATGACCCAATTAATGCTATAGCAAAAGGATTAAGTGTTACGGAAGATGTTAAGTTAGCAAGATATCAAGCCAAAGCATACGGAAAAGTAAAAACACTTGGTGAACAAGGAAGTAGAGTTTTAGGAGTAAGTCGAAAAGTATCACGAACATTTGAAGGGCCAATCAAAGGAGATAGAAGTTCTAAAAATGTAGATAAAGTAAACATTGCACCATACGGAGAAGATGCAAGTGATAAAGACATTATACCATTTAAATTTTATGATGTTTATAATGAAAAATACATCACATTTAGAGCAATTCTAACCGGTATTACAGACAATGTAACAACCGAATACAACACAGAAAGATACATTGGTCGTTCAGAAAATGTTCATAGTTATCAAGGAGCAAATAGACAAATAAGTTTTACCTTTGATGTGTATCCAAAAACAAGACAAGAAATGCCAGTTCTATGGGAAAAAATAAATTATTTATACGGAATGTGTTATCCTAATTATGTAACGGCTTATGGTGGAGACAGTATGGTTTCACCAATCACAACTTTAACCATTGGTAATTTATACACCGATACACCTGGATACATTTCATCAATCAACTTATC